CTCCTTCTATCCGCAGACGTGTTAGATGCAAAAACACAATACGACCCACTCTCTGGTAGCGCCTCCTTTAAAAATATTGCTGTTTCCATAAGATAGATCCGAAAGACACCACGGCAGGGGCATGGTTACGCCCTCTTCGACTAGTCTAGCCGTGGGTATTGTTGAATGAATGGGCTTCTTCTTGTTGAAGCCCAAATTAACTAGGACTAGTCGTCCCAAGCATCAACAAGGTCACTCAGATCTTCTTTCTCTTTTGGTGCAGCAGTTTTCACCTTAGCTGCTTTCTTCTTTGGCTCTTCAACGGGTAACTCAATGACGTTATCTACCTCCGAACTACTTTCGGTTTCGATCTCGAAGAATGGGCTTTCATCATCGTCCGAGATTTCGTCGGCGCTGAACCCATCGACTGAATCAAACGGTGATGCCACCTGTAGGGGTATGTACTTGGTTACCTGTACCGCTCGTAGACGTAAAGACACACCCGCATTTGCCATGCTGTAAGGCACAAGCACAACGGCTAGGTTGACAGTGCTTCCAGTAGTTAGTTGAAAGTCGTCTGGTAGCTCTTTGTTCTTTGCGTCGTACTGTTTTGGTTTGCTGGTAGCATCTTTACCGTAGGCACCTTTAAGTTTTGCCTTACCGATATACATACCTTCATCATCTTTAGTGAACGGTACGGGGAACTTTTCAGGCCATTTCGATTCACGCTTCTCTTTGTAGACCGAAGCCATCGCTGACATCAACTCTTTAGCTTGCGTTTCATTCATCTTGAAAGACATTTCGTATGCAGCTCCGTCGTCCAGTACATCACAAGGAACGCTACGGTTCTCACTACTGTCAAACTTGTATGTCTTATTGATACGTGGGTAAAGTGCTTCTACACCTTTTATCTTATAGTTCATGTATGTTTCTCCAAACATCTAGTCATTAAAAATAAAACCGTCTTCCTCGGAAAATGGCGATGCACCCACGTCCTCCACTGGCACTACGTTCAAAGTAATTGCTTTCGTAGTATCTGGATGTTCCATCATTTTCTGTACGGCTTCGTACTCCTGCTCTTCTATTGGACGCATAGGTCTGAAGAAGAGTTTTGGTATGTCGCTACTAGGGTCAAAAAAGATCTTAGTTATCACAGCGACTATTGGAGTGTTTTGTGCCTCTAAGTACCTAGCATAGGCTTGTAGTGGCATATTCACCCCAATCGCGTCCCCAAATATAGAAGCCGAAGATAGTTGTAGTTGATAAACTGTTTCCAGATCATCTTCCGTAACTACGGCTAACCGTTGCACAAACTTACATGCACGGCTTTGCCCTCGCCCTGACCCCTTTATATTGTTGACACAATCTAAGCAACGCCCCGCTTGTCTTTGTTCTGCTGGAACATCGGTAGCAGGAGTATCTGTATCTGAAGACCAACAAGTAGGTAAAGCAACCTTGTTAGGGTCATAAGCATCCGCGTAAAAAATACGGGACATATAGGCTACACCAACTACGATGACGTTTACAGAATCTTCTACTATTTCTGGCAGACCCTCGAACCGACGGTTGCGTACACTAATTCTTTTCACTGCCTCACCTATCAATAGTCTTCGTCAGTTTCTAATTGTGGGACAGGTTCTTCATCACCACTTATATCACCCCATGTAGCGGGGTCACCTCCTTCACTTTGTGACGCGGTTAATGCCTCAGTGATAGCGGCTAGGTTAAACCTATAGGTCGAACCAATATGTATATAAGTGCTTTTAGGGATAATCCCTGCTTTTAGCCAGCCACGTATGGTGGCTTGGTTTACCTTAAAATGCTCTGCAACATCTGCGATAGGGACAAAGGGGCTACTCATTTTTTGTTTCTCCTGACAGAGATAGTGTATGTTGAATCCGAGTTCAGACCTTTCGGTAATTTGTCGGGGTTTTCCTCTAAGTACTCGCGCACGTTCTTTTGGTTAAGTCGTTTGTCAAAGAACTCTGGCACCTCGTTTTCGAGTACAAACTCGTACATGGACTCCCAATCATTCGTCCAGTAACTCTGTCTGACTGAGCGATAAAACAAACCTTCTGATGTCCTAACACTGTCCACGTTGTGTTCTTTACAGTGTTCAAGTAGTGCTTGTTTAATCCGGTCACGTTCATTTGTCAGAGCACCGTACTCTTCATCAAACGCTTTTTTCAATTCAGTGCGCTTGGCAGTTATCTTTAAATAAACTTTAGTCAGTTTCTCTAAGGATAGGGTACTACCTTCACTCATTTCGATCTCCTTCACTTATCGAACTGTTGAATATAGTGTACTTAGATTGATTACGCAAGGATTTCGTTATAAAGATCAATAATTTTTGTATGTATATTGATTTTATTATCAAGCATTCTATATACGTGTTTTTCTATGGCCGATCCTTGCAGTTGAACTACGGTGCATTTATGGTCTTGTCCCGATCTGTGCACCCGTGCGTTGGCTTGGGCGTACGTTTCTAACGAACTGGTTGGCCCCCACCACACTACCGTATTCGCCGCTGTCAGGGTTACACCGTGCGCTGCTGCTTGGGGTTGGATAACCAAAACTTTGGGATTTTCTTTAGTTTGGAATCGTTTGAATATTTCCGTGCGTTTGGGTGCAGATACATCGCCCCTAATTATTTCTGCGGTAATACCATCACTAGCCAACTTCTCTACTAACATATCGATAACGTGTTTAAAAGGCACGAATATCAATACTTTCTTACTGGATTCGTCGATAACCTCACGTAGAACCTTGTACCGGTGTTTAATATCAAACTCTAGTGACTCACCCTTATCGGTATAGACAGCACCACAAGATATTTGCAGTAACTTATTCATGTTAACCGCTGCATTGGCGGCAGTAACCTGCTCACCTGCGGCATCCATAACCATACGATCCTTCAACATTTTGTAATACTTAATCTGTTGGCGGGTCATTTCTACTTCACGTTTGGTGTATACCATCGGTGGCAAGTCTAAACACTCATCTTTAGTGAACCGGATGGCGGGTTGCAGAACCCTATACACCGTGTCGGTTGCGTCATCCTTGGGTATCCAACGAAAATTAGTTATCTTGTTCATCACACGATCACGGAAAGAACTGAAGAACCTAGGCACCGCTGACGGGTTAACAAGTTTGGCTATACCGTACGCATCAAGTGGGCTTTGGGCTGCGGGAGTACCCGTCATCATCCATAACCATTTGTCTGGTGTTAGTAGTTTATTCAACGTTTTCCAGCGTTTTGTTTGTGCGTTCTTATAGTGGGTGGCCTCATCAACGATAATTAGATCGAATCCTCCGTCGGCTATGGCCTCAGACACAATCTCTACGCCGTCATAATTTATTATCACGAAATCTGCGCCGTTGTTTACGATCTCCTTACGTTTCGATGCTGGGCCATAAGCTACGTCCACAGTCCGGTGCATAGCAAAGGTGAATAAGTCCGCTCTCCATGCTGAATCCATGATAGATAGAGGGCATATTACAAGGGCGCGGTTAACGTAACCTTCTTTCATCAAGTAATCCGCTGCCCATATAGCACTGGCAGTTTTTCCCGTACCTTGCTCATTGAAACAAAACGCACGCTTGTTCAGTGTAAGAAAAGATGCGGTAGTCTTTTGGTGTTCGAAAGGGGTGTACTTACCCGTCCATCGATACTTACCCTCGATGGGCGATGGCACTTTTATGTTTAAGTTTTTGAGTACCTGCGCTTCGTCTATACCCCACTTAACCACTACTTTGTTATCAGGTAGTTGTTTGCTTTCGGGTATAACAGTCGTCACTTTCTGCGGATTACGCAGTCGCAAAAGCAACGCTTTGTTATCTATAATTTCCATGTGTCCTCCTAAAGCCCCGCTTCGTCCACAGATGGGGCTAGGTCTGCTATGAAGGGTCTTTCGCTCCCCTGAACTAGCCTGATTTTTGTACTCTGCAACTGGAGGGTGCTTCGTACGTGGTTTAAAGACGCATCAGGTTCAGCGTCTGGTAGGCTTCTTCTGTCTCGCAACGGGTGCCTTCTTAAGGTTACGGCTACGGTTCTTACTTCGACTTTCTACCTTCACACCGTCTTTGTTGCTACCACCTCTCGCCAGTGGCTTGTTATGGCTAACGTCCTTGCCTTCTCGCTTGTCCGCTTTGCCGTTGTTATTCGCATCTTTACCTGTCTTATCCATTGCACGTCGGGCACGTTGCCGTTCCATCCGACGTTTGAACTCTGGACTATCGACTGGTTTGTTTACTTGTTTCTTTCTGTCTGCTTTGTTTTTGTAAGGCATTTAACTTCTCCCATTGTGCGGACATTCAAGCACCACGCAATGTGCTTTGCATAACCCGCTGGGGTTAGCGTTCCACGTATCATTCTCAAAGGCTGACTCCATACTAGCGTAGTCACCTAACCATTTACTCCATAAGTTACCTTGGCCTGCTAGGGTGTAAGTATCTTTTATTAACTCGTTTGACACAACAAACATCAACCCACCCCGTACCTTTTTGATATTGGGGAAATGTTTGAATGCCGCCAGTGCCATCAGCTCAAGCTGCCCTCTGTCGGCGTAACGAGCGTTTTTACCCGTTTTATAATCTATCACCCAAGCTGACTCATCTTCTTCATCAAGGATTACCAAGTCTGCAATACCGCGAAACCACACGTTATCCGCAAAGAAGTCGCAGGGTTCCAAGTTTTCGGTAAGCCCCATTTTATATTCGC